GCTTGCCGTTGATGAAGTAGTCGGCGTGGCTGTTGGAGACCTGCACGTCGATGCCGCGGCGCGTGGTGAGCTCGGTGAAGCTGGTGTCGAGGACGAGGCCGGTGTTCTGGGTGAGTCCGTCGGACTGAGCGACCGGCAGACCCCAGATACGCGCCGGGCCGGCCTCGGAGGGGCTGCCCCAGATGTAGATGCCGTCAGCGGTGCGCAGCAGACGCACGTCCTGCCAGTCCATCGGGTGCATGACCACGGCGTTCGGCATCGCGCGGCCGTTGACCTGGATCAACACCATCGCCTTGTAGACCGCGTCCGGGACCGGGTCGGCGCCCTTCGCCTGCGTCTGGATCCCGGAGGTGTTCAGGAACCCGCGCAGGTTCGGCGCGGTGCCGTTGCCGACCAGGATCTGCGAGTCCAGGCGCTGCCGCAGCATGAACGGCAGCCGGTTGTTGACGTACCCGCGGGCCTGAGCGACGTCCTCGAGCTGCTCGTCGGTGATCGACAGGTACGTGGTGATCTTCCGGACCGGGCTCGACTTCTCCGTCAGGCCGAGAGCCGACTCCGGGTACTGCGCGGCCTCGTCGGTCTCCGCCGCGTTGTTGGCGTACGTCGTCTCCTCCATGTAGACGACCGCGGCCTGACCCGTGGTGTTCGGGGGGATCAGGTCGATGATCTGGATCGGACGGGTCGCGAACTCGACCAGCTTCCCGGTACGGGTCGTCTCCGGTGGCCAGCCGCCCGCCGTGGTCATCAGCGTCTTCACCTCGACGTCGAGGTGCGCCTCCGGCCCCTGGGTGCCCTTCTTGAGCTTGAACGCGTCGGACTCGGTGAACAGGTCACCGACCGACTTCGCCTCGTGCTCGACCTTGCCCTTGCTGCCGTCACCGGACTCGGCGCCGCGCGCCTTGGCCTCGGCCTCGGTCTCGGCGGCCTTCACGCCCGCGGCGGCCTTGGCGACCACCTCGAGGCCCTCGACCGTCTTGGCGTGCTCGTCGATCTCGGCGTTCTTCGTGCGGATCCACTCGACCTTCGCGGCCGAGTCGCCGTCGACGGACTTGACCTTGGCCATGTCCAGTTCGGTGCCGGCCTCATCGAAGACGCTCTTCAGCGCCTTCCGGGCCGTGTCCAGCTTGCCCCGTGCTTCATCGAGCGCGGGAAACGTGAGCGGCATGCTCGTCTCCTTGGTTATGCGACGTTCCGACGGATCGACCGCAGCCATTCGTGGGTCGCCTCATCGGTGATGGCCGGCTCGTGGCTCGGCTCGGTGAGGACCGCGGCGAGCCGCTTCAGCTCCGCCTCGATCTGCTCGAGCAGCCCGGACGATTCCGGACTCAGCCCCTTGCCCTTCTCACGCCGCATCGCCATGACGTCCGCGGCTCTCACACCGAACTGGGTCAGGGCGGCCAGGACCGCCTCACCCTCGTCGGCGAACTTCAGGTGGCTCTTGGCGGACAGCGTCCGCGTACCGACCCCGGCGCCGAGCAGCACCGGGGAGACCTCGTGGACCTTCAGCTCCTCGAGGAAGCGGACCTGCTTCCCCTCGTGCTCGCCGAAGGAGTACTTGGTGGCGTCGTAGCCGTAGGACCACTGGCCGAGTTCGCCGAGCTCCTTGACGGCCTCGAACGTGTCCTTGCCGGCGGCGGTGTTCATGAAGAACGTGCCGTCGAACACGGCTTCCTTCGTGCCGGCCCGGATGACGCCCTTGCCGACCGGTAGCGCACCACCCCAGGAGGCGTGCCCGTACGCAGAGATCAGCGCGGGCGCGCCGTCGGTAAACGCCCCGGCCTTCGTGACGTCGCCGTCGGAGTCGATCACGCCGATCGTTGAGAACACGGCTGTGACCTCGCCCTTCGCGGCGTCCTTCACCTCCACGCGGAGGCTCTTGGTGTCCATCACTGCCCTCCTGCGGGTGGTGGTTTCGGTGGTGCCGGAAGCGCGGCCGGCGGCGGAGCGTTCGGATCCGGCGGCGGCTGCAACTGCACGGAGAACAGCCCGGAGTGGTTGCCGGTCAGCAGGCCGAGGTCTTCGGCCTGGATCGCTGCAATGACGGCATCCGGCTCCCAGCCCGCATCCAGCAGGTTCCGGATCGTCTGCGCGCGCATCTGCTCGATCTCGGCGGCGTCCTTGCGGTCCTCGCGCAAGAACGCGATATCGCGGTCGTCGTACCAGAGCTCGGCGCCGGCCGGGTTCGGGATCAACGCGGCCAGCGACCCGGCCGCGTTCCGCCACAGCGGGCGGAGCGTGCCGTCCGCCATGCGGCGCCGTGAGCTGGCGTAGTTCCCGGCGTTCAGCGAGCTGCCCTGTAGACCCTCACTGAAGCCCACGATGACGCTCGGCACGCCGGCGGCCGCGGCCAGCCTGCTCTCGCCGGCGCCCTGGGTGGCTTTGAAGTCGATTTGTTTCAGGTCCGCGCCCACGACGTTCGCCGACGCGCCGCCGCCGACGTACAGCGTCTTGTACGCGTTCTCAACGCCCTTGTGTCCCTGATCCATCGCCGCGACGAACCGCTTGAAGTCGTCGGGCTTCACCGAGGCATCCAGCGACATGACGACCTGCGGGGTGGCGCCGTTCTCGAAGAACTTCGCCTTGTGCTCCGTCGCCGCCAGGTCCGCGCCGATCTCCCGCAGCACCGGCGTCAGCCAGCTCATCCCGCGCCAGTTCATCAGCGGATCCGGATACGGCGCGAAGTGTGCGACCTTGTCCGGAGTCAGGATCGTGCCCTGATCCGTGCCGGGCGTCCGCGGGCTGTAGATGTAGCCCAGCAGCTCCGCATCCAGTGCCGCGCCGAACAGGTCCGGCTCCAGCCTCGAGCCGGAGATGATCGTGACCCAGTCCGGCCGGAGCCGCCGGATCCGGCCGTTGACGACGGTCAGGTAGCAGTTCCCCGCCAGGTCCGCATCAGCGATCATCCGCGTCAGCAGGTCACCTGTCGTCGCGTTCGGCCACGGGTGCTCGAGCAGCGCGAGATCCGCGTTACCGAACAGCTCACCCGGGCGGCCAGAGCGCATCTGCCGCCACTGGAAACGGGCCTCGGAGAACACCATCTGGCGGACGAACATCAGCGCCGCGACGGCGCCGTTCCGCTTGTAGATGCCCTCGACGTAGCCCTCGAAGTCGTTCTCGATCAGCTCGGTGTCCGAACGCAGCGACGACGAACTGATCAGCGGATGCCGGAGCTGTTCGAGGTCCCACAGGTTCAGCTCGGTGAACTGCTTGCGGCCGACGACCGTGCGCCGAGTCTTCGCGACGCGCTCGAGCAGGCCCATCAGCCGCCGTCATCCCCGGCGCCGTACGCCGTCCGCCAGCCCACCACCATGGCGGCCAGCAGCCAGGAGACCACCGCCCAGCAAGTCCGTACGATCTGCGCGGCCAGCCAGCCGAGCATGAACGGAACCAGCGCCAGCACGGTCAGCAGCAGCTTCGCCGCGTCGATGCGCTGCGCTTCGTCGCGCACCTGATCGGCCACCACGCTCGCGCGCAGCAGCATCGTCGGGGTCGTCACAGGTACACCGCCCACGGCTCCATGGACTCCTCCTCGACGTAAGTCGCGAGCCCATGCCGGGCCAACGTGATCGCCACCAGCGGCGAGATATCCACCGACGGGCTGCGCCGGTCCCACTTCTGTCCATCGCCGAGCGGCTTCGTCACCGCGCCGGCCACCGCCGCATCGAGCGCCGGGTTCGGGATGTACCGGAACGTCGCATCGTCACCCTCGGCCGCGCCCGTGCCCGCGATCAGCGAGCCAGTCGCGTCCGCCACGTCCCCGGCCGAGGTGCGAATCACTTCGACACCCGCTTCCTCGAGGTCCGCGATCAGGAACCCTGCCGGGCCCTTCGGGTCGACCACGAACGGCGCGCCGTGTCGCTCCTTGAGCGCAACCGCGCGGTCCACAACCCAGCCCGTACCGCGGCGGTGGTCAACGACCTCCAGGTGACCGAGCCCGTCCTCGCGGACGCCAGCCACGCCGACTACCGCATGCGTACCGCCCGGGGTCGCGTCAATGGCGAACACGACCCGGCCGACCCGACGTGAGGTCGGATCGGCGAGTGACAGCCAGGTGTCCTTGTCGATGACAACCCAGTCCGGCCGAAGGTCCGGCACCCGCTGGCAGAGACACTCCGTGCGGTACACGGCATCCGGGTCGGTGGTGAGCGCCGAGTCGAGCGCCTCGACCGCCATCGTGTACCCGAGCGCCGGGTTCGCCTGCGCCCTGACCACGGGGTCCCGTAGTCGACAGGTCGGCGTGTGGATGTTGTCCGGCCGGCCGCACGTGCACTTCACGTCGTCGGGCGCGCTCCACTCGAACAGGCCCAGCGTCTGGTCAGCGGTCTCCGGGTGCTCGGCCGCGGCGCGGCCCTGCTCGAGTAGAGCGTTCAACACGATCGACTTGTCATCGCCCGCGTTCGAGAACGCCCAGATCTGCGGGTTCGGTCGCGCCATCGTGGTCTTGGTGACCGCGCCCCACGAATCCCAGTTCTGATGCTCGCGGAGCTCGTCGAGGTTGACGTCATCGCCGGACAGGCCACGGCCGCCGCGTCGGGATGCCGCTGCGATCTTCCACCGGGAGCCGTTGGTCAGCTTCAGGGCCTTCTTGCCGTTGGTCTTGTCGACCTTGGCGATCTCGGCCTTCAGCTCCGGGATCGACTCGACAATGTCAACGGCGTGGTCCCAGGACTCCTCGGACAGGTCCAGGTTCTGGGCCGTGCCGATCACGAGGCGAACCTGGAGGACGAACATCTTCCACAGGTTCTTGCCCTCGACGATCGTCGTCTTGCCGTTCTGTCTGGCCACCAGCACGACGACCGTACGGAATCGGAACCGTCCGTCCGGGCGGAGCTCGTGCGCGTGGATCATCAGCCAGCGCTGCCACGGCAGCGGGTCGATACCGAGCGGGTCCTTGAAGAACTCCAGCGCGGAGAAGCCGAGCGACGTCGCCGGCGTCAGCGCGCAGCCACATCCGCACGGGCCCGGCCGCCCAGTGACGAGCGGCGGAGTGAAAATCCTAGGAGTCGTGCTCCCCAGCAGGACTGGCGCCGGCGCGTAGCTGAGCAAGGCGACCCCCCACCGGCTTATCGGGCTTCATCGCCGCACGCGCGGCCGGCGCACCACCCAGATCGCGGAGCACACCCTGCAACTGCGGGCCGAGCCAGCCCACGACCTTCGTCGCATCGCACATCGACTGGAGCTTCTCCAGCCGCTTGTACATCCCGGCGTCCCCGGCAAAGTCGCTCATGACCTGCTCGAGCAGCTCGGAACGGTCGACGGCCTGCTCGATTTCGTCGGCCTGACGGAGCGCCAGCGTCTTCATGGCCTCATCGGCGTCGGTCAGCCACGTCATCGACTGGATCGCCGTCTCGACCGCATCACGCAGGTCCGGCGCCCGCTTCCGCGGCTTGTCACTGACCGTCTTCAGATTCCGGCGAGGTGGCACGCCCTACCTCCGTCCGAGCAGGGGTACGGCCGAAGCCGGGGGGAGATTTTTGGAGACGTGGTGGCGGGTCTCCGTATGGTCACGCTTTGCGTGCGGGAGCCGCCCCCCCACCCCTGCGCTGACCTGCGCATATGTGGCGTGGATAGCGTTTATGCGTTTGAGCTGCATGAATGTCAATCACGATGCGTGACTTGCGCTTGGTTGCTCTCTGCTACCAAGCCTCGGATGCCATTGGGGTGGGGTGCCCTGCCCCTGCGCCCTTGGACTGGTTGCAGCAGCGACCACACGTGGTGCATCTGCTGAGTGATCCATGTGCTGGGCGTAGGTACTCCAGGTCACATGGGTCTAGGCCGAGGGCTTCCAGTACGGGCAGGGGTGGCTCATGGTCCACGTCACCAGCACCGTCGTGTCCACACAGCCAGCACACACGTGATGTGTCGAGTACCTGCTTGCGTGCCATGCGCCAGCGGTGGCCTGTGCGCCCTGGGCTTCTGGGCATGGCCACCCCCACAGGATGCGACCCGGGGTGTTTCTGTGGTCCCCCGCTATCGACCTGCCCGGACGTCTGAGCGATGCTGCCCGTATGGCGAGGGCGTTCGTGGAGTTGCCGTATGGGTGGGGTCCGCAGCGGCTGATCTTGGTGGCGTGGCGGAACGCGGGCTACAGCGTGGATCGGCTGGTGTGTGGGCCGCCGGATCCGGATCTACTGATCTTCGACGGTGTCCGTCCGGACTGAGGAGCGGTTGCGCCGGCCGGTCTGTTCGGACAGCTTCGCGGCTTGGACGATGTCCACGAGGACGCGGTCGCCGTCGCGCTGTACGGGGATGCGTTGCTGGCGTGCCCAGGTCTGGATGGTGCGGTAGGGCCGTTCGGTGGCGAGGGCGACGTCGGCGATGGGCCGCATGCGGGTGAGGGCCACGAAGCACCCCCTGGAATGAGTGAACCCCGGGTCGCTGTGGTGCGTTTCCCGGGGTGTGAGCATAGCTCCGCACTCAGATGATGATTTAAGAGCTGTGATCTTGTCAACTAGGCGCGCGGGGGGCGGGCTCCCGCTCGACACGCTCGGTCTTCCAGGTGGCCGCACAGCGAGGGCACTCCAATGCGACCGGCTGGTTGTTCTCCAGTACGACGCGGAAGGAGGCGTGCCCCATCATGCAGGCGAACGCCGCGAACGGTGACGGTGTGATCCGGCGGACCTCGGTGACGTCCTGGGTCGTGGTCTTCGCTGCGACGCTCATCCCGTCATCCTTTCCTCTTCGGTGGCCTGTTCCAGCAGTTTCACCCATGACCCGCGCGGCCAGTTCGCGCCGCACCGCTGATGCCCGATCGGCCACTGCCCGTCCTCGGTCACAGCAGGCCCGTGGACCGGCAGGACAGCCGCGCACCACACCGCCGAGGAGGCGTCCGCGCGGACGTGGAGGCTGCCACCGCAGTGCACGCAGTGCATGTCCCGCAGTGGCACCACGGGCGCGTCGTAGTGCAGGACGATGCGGGCGTGGTGCACGACGGCGCGGAGCCGGGCGACGATCCGTTTCCCGAGCTGCTCATCGGCGAGGGCCGCGTCCATGAGCGTGACGTGGCCGGCCACGCGAACCTCTTCGACGAGCGCCGTGAGGGTGCGCTGGTATTCCTCGGGCAGGTGGAACGCGTCGGTGACGGGTTCGGCACTCTCGAAGCTGCCGGATGTGCCGATGGGTGACAGTGCCCCGTCGGCGTCCCAGCCGGCTGATCCTGCGGGTACGGCGGCGGTGCGGGCTTGGGCGATGAGTCCGACGTGGCGGGTGCGGTGGATGACGAAGTCGGGGATGCCGACGTCGCGGCGGCCGCGGCGGACGGTGCGGTAGCGGAGGATGCTTTCCTCGGTGCGGACTTCGTCGTCGAGTTCGCGGAACAGTGCGGCGATCTGCTCGGCCGGGGTCACTCGCCACCGTCCGTGCGGTCGGCCTCGGCCATGAGCGCCACGTAGTCGTCGCGGTGTGCGCCGTCGGTCAGCTCGAGAATGTCGCGCTCTTCGGGCTCGACCGAGTGGGCGGTGCACCAGCGGGCGTACGCGCGGAGCTGATCGAGCCTGGCCTGGAGCGCGTCCCGCTCAGCCGAGGCTGAACTTGAAAGGATTTCTTTGGAGTCCAGGGCGCGCAGTGCCGGGGCGTCCAAGGCTGCATCGAGCTGCCCGGTGATCTCTCGGCGTGTGAGCCGTTTAGCGCCGGTCGCGAGGGTTTCCCGTAGGTCGCGAAGCGCAGTGATCGCGGCGTCGGCTTCGTCGGCCCGCGTCTTGTGGAGCCACGCTTCTTGGCGCTGAGCCTTGAGGTGGATGCGAAGTCGGCCTGCCTCGGCGAGCCGGTCTTGGGTGACCTGGTGTTCGCCCTCGGCGTGCTCGGCGCGGCGCTCGGCATCGCCAACGCGGGCGGCGAGGTGCGCGGAGTGCTCCCAGCGGACGGACAGGGCGGCGTCGGCAAGGGTGCCGTAGCTGACCATCTGCGGGAGCCGGTCGGCGGTCCCGTGTGCGTTGTAGGCGGCTCGGAGCGCGCTGGCCATCCGGTCACGCGGGTTGCCGGGGTCCTCCAGGAGCACGGCCATCACGGCGTCGGCCCGGCAGGGGAAGCATGCCGCGCCGGTGATCGTGTGTCCGCAGACGGTGTTCGCGAGCGCCACGGCAATCGCGTCACGCAATCCGGGCGCGGTGCTGTGACAGCCGTGCTCGCATAGTCCGCCGACGCAGGATCCGCACTTCCCGTCACGGCAGTCGGGGTCGAGCAGCGGCTCGGGTGCGGTGGGGTTAGGCATCGTCACCACAAGTTCCCTTCATCATCGGCGAAATCGATCGTCGCCTGCTGCTTCGGCCGGGGCAGGCACGCGGTGCAGCCGAAGTGCGGCCGCTCGTCGATGCTCCACGTGCCGGGCGTCAGGGCCTTGCCGCAGCGGGTGCGGTCCTCGCGTGTGTCGTCGCGTGTATGGCCGAGGTCGGGGCGGTCCTGGAACACGATGTGTTCAGCCACGGTGGTTCTCCTCGGTGTCGATCCAGGTGATCTCGCTGTCGGTCACGCGGCCGGCTCCGCGTTCCGGCGGGTGGCCTCGTCGAAGATCTCGACCAGCGCCACACGTCTCGGTGAGTCGTTGTGTTCGCCGTTGAACGTCTCGGGTGGGATGCCGCCGTTCCACTGATCGGGCCGGGGGAAGTTCAGGGGTTCCTCGGTGAGGCGCTTGGCGAGGTCGGGGTGCGCGAGGACCGCGGCCTTGCGGTCTCGCATCCGGGTGGCCGCGTCGCGGAGTGCGGGCTGCCACAGCCGGTCGACGTCGGCGTACGCGCCATGGTCGACCTGCTTGGGCGGCATGAGCTTGGCGATCGTGCTGGATCTGGCGGCCTTGACCCGCTTGAGGATGTGCGCGGGCATGACGAACTCGGTGGATTCCTGGTGGTGCATGATCACGGCGTCGATGCACTCGGTGAGGCCGAGGTTCGGCACGCGCAGGTCGTCGAGCACGCGGTACCAGGCGTCTACGTCGGACTCGCCGACGGTGCGGCGGTCGTAGCCGGAGACGACGGTGAGCAGGTCCCCGACCTCTTCGGGTGTCATGCGATCTCCCCGGGGATGGTGCGCGGCCGGTGGCCGGTGCGTTCGAAGATCTCGGCGAGGGTGGATGCCTGGCCTGGGCCTTTGAGGGCTTGGGCTTGGGCGACGCGCAGGTCGGTCGTCGAAGGCTTGGCCTGCGGTGAGGCGCGGTTGCGCTGGGACTTGGCTTGCAGGCTGAGCTGGTCGTACTTGTCGCGGAGCTTCGGCATCGACAGCACATTGGCGCGCCAGAACTCGCTGTCTTGGCACCAGTCGATGGCCTGGTGCACGGCAGCTTCGGGCCGGTCGTCGGCATCGAGCATGAGCCGGGCTGCGTCCCGCCAGCGCTTCGTGACGGTGGGACGTTTCGCGCCGTTGCCGGCGATGCGGTCGGCGAGGTGCTCGCAGAGCCGTTCGACGTCAGCTCTTGCCACGGAAAGATCGCGCGTCGGCATCGCCGACGTGTTGTTGTTCTTTTCCTCTACTCTCCTATCCCCTCCTATCCCATACTGCGGAGAGTCAGGGGGAGGCTCGGTGTGGCTCGCGGGAGTCTCGGGGAGGCTCGGTGAGTCCGGCGGCGGCTCGGTCGGCTCGGATTCCACCGCACAGAATGGGCATTTCGATGACCAGCGCGGGTCCAGTTTCTGGTGATCGGCAAGGCGCACGATGTGCAGGAATTGGCGGCCGTCAGAAGTGGTGCGCCGGATGAATCGGCCGAGCTTTACAAGCTCATCGACAAGTTCGTAAGGGTCCACCTGGTCAGCCGGTAGGACCTTGAGTTTCAGTCCCATCGGGTCATCGGGCAAATGGCCGCGATCGCACAGCGCGAAATTCCAGCTGCCGATGTACAGCAGCCGCGCAAAGGCGCTCAGCCGGACCATATTTCCATCAGTCCAAAACTCCGGCTTTACGCTGCGGATCCGTGCCATCTACGTCTTCTTTCTGGTGGGGCCGGTGTGCGGCCGTCCCGGGTGACGGGCGGGACGGCCGCTCGAGAGCGTGGGGCGGTCGGTCACTCGTCGGTGTCGGCGGTCTCGCGGGCGGGGTGGAGGACGGCCTGGAGGCCCTTCTTGATCCGCTCGACCTCGTGGCGGATCTCGCCGTCGAGGAGCGTGGGGGTCGCGGCGACGCGGGCCATCTCGGTGGTCCACCGCTCGAGGCCGGCGCGGAGGCGGGCGGCCTCGGTGTAGCTGAGGGAGTCGCCGAGGAGCCGGAGGGTGTCCTCGCTGAACTGGATTTGGCCGTCTTCGGTGAGGGTGCCGCGGGCCGTACGGGCGAGGTACAGGGCCTTCTGCGCCTCGCGGATCAGCTCTTCCTGGTCGCGGTTGGCGATCTCCAGGGCGGCGATGCGCAGGCCCACGGTGGGCTTCTTGTCCTCGCCGGGGCCGGGCGTGAGCCGGTGAGCGGAGCGGAACTCGACGATGCCGACACGGGTGGAGCCGAGCCGGTCGTACAGGGGCCGGGCGTGCTCGCCGATCGCCTCGTCGGCGCCGGAGGGGAGCTTGCCTTCGATCTTGATCTCGGTCACGCGTTCTCCTTGATTTCGTGGGCCTCGACGTAGGCGTCGACGACGTTCTTGGGGATCCGCCCGTTGGCCGGGCAGGTCAGGCCGGCGCCGGTCGCCCAGGTGCGGACGTCCTTGGAGACCAGGCCGGGCGGCAGGGTCGAGGGCCGCGACGACTTGGCCGTCTTGGTGGCCGAGCCGGGCAGCTTCTGCTTCGCGGCGGCGAGCTTGGCCTCCAGCTCTGCGATCTCGGCGAGGACCCTGCGCTCGACCTCCTCTGCGGAGATCCGGGTGCGCAGTTCCTCGACGGCGCTGCGGGCGCGTTCCGCCGCCTTCCGCGTGCGGGGCGAGTCGGACTTCTCGCCGCGGCGGATCAGTGACTCCAGGTTCGAGAGTGGCTCCTGCTCGATGGGTGTCATGGCGATGACCTTCGCTTCGGTGTCGTCGTGGTCGGTCTCGGTGCCGCCGTCCCGGAAGATGTGGGCGGTGTCGCGGGTGGCGTCGACGAGCCAGCCGGGCGTCTGGTCGATCAGGGCCCTGATGCGCGTGCGGGGCCAGCCGTAGGCGTCGGCGCACCACTGGATCGTTCGGCCCTCGGTGAGCGCCCTGCGGATCTTCGGGGTGTCGTCGCTGGTGGGGCGCGGCATTGTGGCCGTCTGCTGGGCGGCGGCCATCACTCACTCACCGCCAGGTCGAACAGCGCGCCCTCGTCGTCCTGGGCGATCTGAGCGGTCGCCTTTCGCCTCGGGACGGCCGATGACGACGCGGCCTGTTCGTCGTCCTGGCCGTCGGCGCGCTGGCGCTCGCGTGCCGTCTGGCCTTCGGGGCTGGCCTTCCAGGCGGCGAGCATGGTCCGGCCGAGGTCGGTGAGGACCACTCCGTCTGGGCTGTCGGCGAGGAGACCCATCCAGATGCAGGCGACCGCGTTGTTGGGGATGCCGTGGATGGGGTACTGCCGCCGGTTGTGCTTCAGGCATCCGGCCTCAGCTCGCAGCATGAAGGGCACGTGATACCAGGTCAGGTGCTCGGGAGGCTCGTCGTAACGGCGGTACGCGGCCATTACGCGGTCACCTCCCACACGCGAATCACGGCGCCGGGCACAGCGAGCGGCGCGGCCAGGTCGTCGGTGAAGACCTTGTCGGCGACGATGCGCACGACCTGGGAGTCGTCCTTGAAGACGCCGGCGTCGGTGAGCGCGTCGAGGAGCGCGCGCTGGAGCTTGTCGACGTCGCCGCTGGACCGGGTGATCGGCCACGTACGGCGCCGCTTCGGCGCGCTTTTGGGCTTGTCGAAGCAGAAGACGACCTCGACCCGTACGGGGGCGTCCTCGATACGCGTACGGCCGTCCATCGCGTCCAGGGCCGCGGCCTTCACGGCCTCGCGCCAGGTCTTGTGCTTCTCCTTCGACGATTCGACCTGTGCGACGCGGCCGGTGAAGACCTTGGCGTCACCGCGGCCTTTGTAGATCGGGCGGGCTTGCTTGCTGCCTTGGGTGGCCGGCTGGCCGTAGACGGTGATGGCGATGGCCGTGCCCCCCGCGGCACCATGAACCGCGGGGGGCCGGCTGCCCGGGTGCGCGGAGGCAGGGCGCACGCCGGGCGTCTGGGGGGTGAACAGGGCTTCGGTCATGCGGCACGCCCGGTGCACTGGTGGTCGGCGGGGAGCGTCTGCCGGCACCGCCCGCATGCCTCGACGCGTACGCCGACGGCGCGCGTTCCAGCTTCCGAGCCGACGAGCCAGGCGGGCACCGGCTCGGAGGTGTGGAAGGGCGTCACGCCGTCCAGGTCGACGGTCGTGGGGTCCTGCCGCTCGGCCCCGGCAGCGAACAGCAGGCCGACGATGACGGCGCCTTCGATCAGCGCGATAACGCAGAGGCCGCCGAAGAGGGCCAGTAGCCAGATCACCGGCCACCTCCGGAGCGGTCGAGGCGGCGGCCCTGCCGGAACGAGCGGACCCACCAGATGACGGCGGCCGCTCCGGCGACCGGGAGGGCAATGCACGCGGAGATGCCGATGGCGAGTGCGACGATCACGACTCACCTCGTGGGATACGCGGCTCAATGTGCGTGCGGCCCCGGTTGTAGTGCGGGACCGGGTCGGCGCCGGGGATGAAGACCCAGCTCGTGTGGGTCAGCTCCTCGCCGTCCCAAAAGAAGACGTCGGGGTCCTCCTCGGACTCCGTGACTCCGGCAAGCTTCAGCTGCCGGTCGGTGCAGTCCTGGATGTACTGCCACGTGCCGGCCGTGACCTTGTAGCCGTCGGCCTGGGGGATGTGCCTGAAGGCGTCGCTGAGTTCGTCCATGAGCCGGACGAACCGGTCCTGCCACTCGGGGGGCATTGACTGCAGGAGGGTGCGCGGGGCGATGGCGTAGTTGCTGTAGGAGAGGCTGAACCAGGTGTGGACGTCTCTTTCGTGTTCGCCTGTCACAGTCCGCTCCGCTCGTGGTCGTAGACGTCACGGCTGGGCGCGTGCTCAGGGCATGGCTCGGACTCGACGGGGAACCCGCAGATGCCGCCGGGGAGGCCGAGCGAGGGGGCGGCGCAGACGAGGCCGCCGGGCGCTACTGCGTCGCTCCAGAGCGTGGGGGCGCCGCCGTTGAAGTCGCGGTCCTGGGTGAACTGCCCGTCGCTGTGGTCGACCTCGGTGAGACCGAGAGCGCCTCGCCATCCGTCGTTGTAGCGGCGTTCGCCGTACCGGTAGGTGGCGAGGACACCGAGGGCGGAGATGACACAGGCGGCGAGGATCGCGCCGACGGTGATCGCGAGGTCCATCAGCCCTCACCGCCGGGCAGCTCGGTGGGGGCGTCGCTGCGGATCCGGGCGAGGGTGCGGGCGCGGGTCTCGTCACGCTGGGCGGCGAGCAGGTCGACCATCGCGTCGGACAGGTCGGGGTGCGCGTCGGCGGTCAGGAAGTCGCTGCCGACGATCCCGTACCAGCGTCGCCACAGCTCGTGCGCGGCCTTCTCGCGCTTCGTCGCGGCGTGGGCGGCCGACCAGGAGTACATGACGCAGAGGTCCTCGGCGGCCTTCAGGCGGGCGGTCAGTCGCTCCAGCTCGGCCCGCGTCTCGTGGTATGCCCGGATCGCGCCGCACACGGGGCAGTCCGCGTGGACGCCGTCGTAGTTCGCGGGGTTGCCGTCGTAGCAGGTGCACGTTTCGGTCAGCTCGCGCAGGCGCTCGTTCTCGGCGAGCAGCGCGGGCACGTCGGTGCGGGCGGCGATGATGAACGCCGTGTCCTCCGGCGCGATGATCCCGCCGTCCTCGTAGTCGTAGTTACCTGCGACCACAACGCAGTTGACGTCTTGGATCACGTGATCCGGCTCGCCTGCGTACGCGTTCCACGGGCCAGGCGATGCCGCCTCGGCACGGGCCTTGATCTCGGCGAGCTGTTCGGGCGTCAGCATGCGGTCCTCGCGGTGGTCGTGATGTGGATGCGCACCGACGCGAGCCGCCGCATCGCGAGCCGGACGCGGTGGGCGAGCGTGGGCCGGGCGTGGCTGCGCGCGTGGGTGTAGCGGTGCCGGTGGTACGTCGCCTTGCGGTGCCGTTCGGCGCACCAGGCCAGGAGGAACAGGGCGGCGAGGATGACGGGGAGGGCGGGCAGCGCGTACCTCATGCCTGCTCACCGCCCAGCGTCCGGGCTTCCTTGACGACGTCGACGTAGGCGTCGATGTGGCCGCACGGATTCGTCCAGACATCGACGGAGTAATGCGCGCCGTCTTCGGCCTGGTTTAGGTTCTGCGGCTTGCCGCGCTCGCCCCCGCACTTCGGGCAGGTCGCTGAGATGGTGATGGTGCGGACGCACGGATCGGTGAACCCGACGCCCCACGGCTTCTCTGAGCCACGGTCGCGTACGCGCACGGTCATGGTCTCGGTGGGCGTCTCAGGCATCGCGGGCCCCCGAGGCGTCGAGCTGCCCGTCCGTGAGCGTCTCCCGGACACTCGGCAGGCCCGCGTGCTCGGCCTCCTCGGCCGCCAGCCCCGACCAGTACCGCTCGCTCTTGACCTCGGCGTCCCGCTCCGTCCGGATCACCGCCGCCTGCCCCTGAGCCGCCTGCAGCTCCGCCGCGGCCTTCTCCTCCGCCGCGGCCACGTCCGCGTCCGCCTGCGCCTTGGCCTGGCGGACCATCTCCGCCGCCGTCTCCTGCGCCTTCGCGACGTACGCGGCGGCGTTCTCCTTCGCCTCGTTGACGACCTGGCTGGTGACGTCCGCGGCGTTCCGCTCAACCTGCGCGGCGGCCTGCTCGTGGCCGGCGGCGCGGTTGCGGTGCATGGCGGCCTTGTCGTGCATCTCCCGGATCGCGGTCTCGCTCGCGTACGGGCGCTGCGGGGCGGCGGTGCCGTTCTCGTTGCTACGGTTTCGCATGGCGGGTGGTCCCTTCACTCGCTGTTGTCCGCAGCCTTCGGCCCTTGCCGGCCGGGGGCTGCGCTGGTCTTCGGTTTCCGCAGCTCGGTGAGCGCGCGGGCGTACCCCTCGGCTCGCTGCACGCTGATCTGCATGCGGGGAGCGATCTCGTACGGCGCGTAGCCGAGGTCGCGGTAGGCCGCATACCGGTCGAGTTCCGCGAGGACGGCGGCGACCGCCTGAGGCCAGGTGAGGGTGCGCTCAGCCATCGGAGCTCCCGTTGAACCGCTCGTAGAAGTTCAGGAGCTCAGCCATCGCCGAGCGCCAGGCGAGTCCGCGTTCGAGCGCCTCGTCAGCACGCGCCACCCAGGCCGGATCGACTTCGGTGGTCAGGAACAGGGCGAACCGCTCGGCGAACCGCTGGTCGTCCTCGTCGAACGGGCCGTACGCGACGAGGACGTCGTCGCCGGCGTCGAGCAGGACGGCGAGCATCAGCCCTCACCGCCCGGCTGCTCGGTCCAGGACTGCTCGGCGGCCTGCTGCCGGGCCTCGACGTCCGGGTCGTGCGGCTTCTCGGCGGGCTTCGGCCGGGCGGCGATCTCCTCGTTCGTCACGCGCGGCGGCGGAAACTCGTCATCCTTCGTCACTTCGCCAGAGGCGATGGACCGGGCGATGATCCGCAGCTGCGCCACGTCGTGGTCGGTCCACTTGTTCCGGGCCCGGCCGAGCTTCGTCTCGAGCTGGTCGACGCTGACGCCTTCCTTGTCATACGTCTGGATCGCGGTCGCGATGCGCTGCGGGAGCGGCACGCCGCCGCCGTCTTTGAGGGTCTTGTTGCACAGGTCCTCGGCCTGGACCTTCAGCCACGGCGGCAGGATGCTGAAGATCGCCTCGCGGAGTCGGCGGGCGCCGTTGTTGGCGTTGTTCTCGTAGATGTCCCGCATGTCGACGAGGGCCTTCGGGCCGCCCTTCTGGTCGCGCTTGTGCGGGACGATGAAGGTCGAGGACACGCGCGAGTTGGTCTGCACGTCCCAGGCGAACGCCTGCATCTCGGACTGGCCGTACTCGTCGTCGCGGCGCATTTCGACGATGCCGTACTGCACGTTCCCCCAGCAGCGGGCCAGCTCCCGTGCGAGGTGCACGGTCGAGCCGGAGACCGTCTGGCCGGCGCGCGGGAATCGGTAGAAGGCGCGCTCGGCGAGGGCGGGCTGCTCACACGACTGCGTCATGGCGGCGAGGGCGGCTTGGACGTCGCGGGGGCACTGCTGGGCGACGAGGATCGCGGCGTGGACCTCGGCGACCGCGCGGGACTGCTCGACGGCGGTGCCCTGGCCGACGCGGGTCGGCGCCGGGAGTTGCGGCATTGCCGCGTGTTCGATGTTGGTCATGGCGCGCCTCAGCAGTTGAAGAGGATGTGTCGGTGGGTGTCCGCCATGTCTTCGCACGGCGTCGGGTTCGGCTCGCCGGACGCGAACGTCGGGTCGGTCGAGATGGCCCACGGGCTGTCGATGCCGGTGGGGTGCTCCGCATTCATCCGCTCGACGGTCTGCTCATCCGTGAGGGCCGTGCAGACGCTGGCCGTGCAGATGCCGACCGCGTACGCCTGGAAGTCGTAGGGCGCCGTCATGATGCGATCTCCTCGAGCCAGCGGTTCACGGTCCATGGCGGCAGCGGGGTGAGCACGACGTCATCGGCATATCCAGGCCACCGGCCGGACGCGACGCACTCGGCGTACAGCTCGATCGCCTCGCGGTTGCGGGCGTGGGCGATCCGGATCGCCATCGCGTCCGGCTCGATCACGGTGACGATGTACGGCGGGGTCTTCTCCTGGGCGATCAGGAGGAATGCGGCGTCCTCGCCGGCCAGGCCGAGCGCGCGGACGGCGTCGAGGTACCAAGCGCCCTGGCAGTGGTAGCCGTAGGTGTCCATGGCCTTGGCGAGCGCGTCCGGTTCTGCTGACGCGCAGCTCTTGTAGTCCGGCAGCAGCATGCGGCGGCCGTCGTTGAACGCCGGGAGCCAGTCGAGGCGGGCGCGGCGCCGTACGCCGGTCGGTTGGTCGGTCCAGAACAGGGACTGCTCGGCGTGGCCGGTGCCCGGCTCGAACAGCCGGGCGGCCTCGTGCTCGCGCAGCGCGGCCGCCATCGCCTTGACCTTGTCGAACTCGGCGCGCTTCAGCGGTATGTCGCCGCGCTCACGAATGTCGGCGACCTCGGCCTTGATGACCTTGGTGTCCCACCGCTCCGCGTCGACCAGGACCGGCTTGGCTCCGGCGCCGAGCACCATGCGGTGCGCGGCGTGGCCGAGGTCGAAGGTCTTCTTCGGCGGGGGCGGGTTGTCCTGCTCGTACCGATACAGCGCCGGGCAGCTGGGCGCGAGCAGCTTCCGCGCGCCGGAGGAGGACAGCGACCCGCCGGGGACGGGGTCGAGGTGATAATCCTCGGCCGGAATGTCGAAGACACCGGGCTGGGTGATGGTCAGCGGCTCGGTCGGGGCGCTCATGGGCCGCACCCGTCGTAGCAGTTGTCCTCGCACGGCCGACCGCTGGCCATCCGCACCATGGCCGGGTCGGTCGGCCAGTCCAGGCCGAAGCCGGCGGCGAACGCGGCGACCTTCGGCGCCCCGTACTGCGGGTACTCGGCGGCCTCCATCGCGGCGACCACGTCGTCGCGGCCGAGCAGCCACGCGAACTCAGTCAGCTTCTCGACGGACCGGTTGGCGCTGATCCCCCGGTGACCCTCGATCTTCTCGAGCGCGAACGTGTAGTAGCTCCGGGCCGCCGCGTCAAAGTCATCGACGCGGGCCTCCTCCCACTCTTCGGCGGTCGCGCCCGCGATGAGGAATGGCTTGGCGTGCTCGAAGTCGAGGGCGTCGACGAGGACCTCGCGGCGGAAGCCGAACATGTCCTCGTCGGTGGCATCTTCGATCCGGGCGACGATCTCGTCCTGGGTGCGGTTCACAGGTCCACCCCGACGATCCGGCGCAGGGCCTCGTCGATGCGGTGTTCCTGTGCGGCCACCAGCGCCTCACGGTCCGCGTCCTCCGGCAGCGGCCCGTCCTCGGCCTCCCGGTGCGCCCGGATCGCGACGACGACGCGCCAGAACTCCTTGGCCCGGCCGGGCATGTCTTCGCTGCCGAGCCAGTCGGTCAGCCGCACGCCTACGGCCGCTTCGGCGAGCTGGTTATCGGCGTACGCCTCGGCGAGGTGGCGGACGGCGGCGGGCAGCCCGGCCGGGTCGACGCTCCACTCGGGCACGGCGCGGGTGACGGGCTCCATGATGGTGACGCCCTGGCCGGCGAGGGTGTCCATGACCGCGTGGGCGCAGTCGAGGTCGTCGCAGCCGGTGACGCGCGGCGTGGTCTCGCCGGGCCAGGTGTAGCGGACGCCGTGCTCGACGACGGTGGTCGCCTCGGTCGTGGCGGTCATGAGGCACCGCCGCCCTGGGCGATCTGCATCGCGGCGGCGTTCGCCTTGATCAGCTCGGCCTGAAGCTCCCGGATCTCGGTAAGCAGTGCGGGTACATCGGCACGGGCGTGAGCGATGAAGTCGGCGTCCGCCTTGACCGTGCCGAGCTTGATGCGGAACTGGTTCGGGTTGTGAGTCAGGTCATCGAGCCGGTCGCTCTCGGTCGTGACCTGGGCGAGTGCAACGTCGTACGAGTGCCCGACGCCGATCTTCTCGACGCCGATGCCGATCTCGTCGTCGCCAATGAGGTCCCACTGGCCGGGCGTGGCCGCGTTGGCGCGGTCCTCGATCGTCTTCAGCTCTCCGGGGGTCATCGGGTTTCCTCTTCCTTGGCGAGCCATAGCGCGTACGCCGCCCGCATGTCGGCGGCCAGGTCCGCCAGCGACTCGGCGGCGTTGTCTCCGGCGAGGTCGTTCACGCCGGTCGCGGCGGCACCGTGGGCTCCGCCGTAGATGCCGTCCGTCACGGCACAGCGCGCCACGACCGAGGCGGGCAGCGGGTGGAGGGCGGTCATCGCAGCCACTCCGCCCGCTCGTCGGCCACCGTGGCGATCAGGTCTTCCATGCGCCACGCATCGATCTGGGAGATGTTGAGCAGCTCGGCAGCGCCTTCGACCGTCAGGCCCTGAAGGCGGGCCTCGTGGAACCGGTAGACGCGGCGGAGTAGCTTCGCGCTGTTCGGGCTGTTGGTTCCGGTCTGGCGGCGACGCCCGCGCCGGTCGCGGCGGGACTCCTTACGCCAGACGTTCGACTCGGGCCTCACTCGGCACCACCGATCGCGATCTTGAGCTGCCGCATCGCCTCGGCCAGCGCCACCGCCCGGTCCGCGTCCTCGACCGTCACGAACCCATGGGCGCTCGTGTAGACATTCACCCGATAGCGCGTCGGCGTACGGTCCTCGGCCCGCTCCAAGACGGTGACGCGCACGGCGTCAGCGGTACGCAGCGCCTCGGCGAGCAGATGGTCGAAGGCGCTGGTGTGCGGCCGGCCGACGGCCAGCAGCGCGCGCATCTCATCCGGACGGAACCGCCAGTGTCCGCCCGGCGTACACGTGCCAGGGATCAGGCTCTCGGTCGCCCAGCGGTGCACGGTCTTGCGGTCGACGCTGAACATCTCGGCGACCTCGCGCGGGTAGAGCAGCCGCTCGACCGGCGCCGACTCGGTATCGTTGTCCTGCACGGTTCTTGCCTCTCGTGAGGTGTAGGTGGGGGTCGTGTGCGGGCCCGCGGTGCACGCCGCGGGCCCCTTTTCGTGATCAGGCCGCGGTGTCGCGGCGCACGTACGGCCGCCACAGCACGGCGAGCCGCGCGATCTGCGCGTCGGTGAGGGGCGGGTCGTCGGCGCCGTCGTCCCAGCCGGCCTGGAAGCACTCCTCAGGCGTCCGGCACAGGCGACGCTTGGCGGCCGCCATCAGAACCGCGTCCCGCAGCCGATGCAGGTCGTACGGTCCGGCTCGTTCGAGGTGCCGCATCCGCAGACCTTCAACGGCGGGCGCGGGGGGTTGGCGAGCAGGATGGCGGCTACGAGCACGACGGCGGCCTTGCCGAGGGCGGCCCTCATGCGGATACCTGCTTCCGCTCAAGGACGACCACCGGGCAGTTCATCGCCTTCGCCAGCTTGATCAGCATCTCCGGCGTCGCGTTGCGGCGGCCCGCCTCGATGTCGCTGATCAGTGGCTGCCCGCAACCGACGAGCTTCGCGAGCTGCGTCTGTGTGAGACCCGAGCGTCGTCGTGCGTACCGCACTGCCTCGGGTTCGTGGTTGTTGTTGGCCATGCCGAGAACATATCGCGATGGTTCGCGATTGAGCAAGATGTTCTTGAGAACCTTCGCGCGAACATCGCACACTTGTGCGAAGCCAAGTTGCTACATGTCCATGTCCAGCAGTGGTTGACATGCAAACCTGACTTGGCGTTCGCGATGGTTTGCGATATTTCTTAGGTCCATGGAGACCCCAGGGGATCCGCCCCCCGAAGGGCGGATCATCGAAGAGGCGCGCGAGAAGCGCCGCCTCTCGCAGAACAAGGCCGCCGAGCGGGCCGGCTTGAGCGGTACGAGGTGGCGGCAGATCGTCACCGGGACCGCCAGCGGCGGCAAGGGGATTCAGATCCCCGTACGTGGGCGCGCTGAGACCGTGGCCCGGATGGCACAGGTCGTGGGCGTCATGCCGGAGCAGCTCGCCCAGGCCGACAGGGAAGACGCCGCCGAAGAGCTACGCGGGCTCGCTCCGCCGGAAAGCCCGAAGCGCCCGCCCGTCGAGGGACTGCGCGAGTTGAGGGACCGGTTTGACCGCATCCTGGCCGACGGTGATCCCGGAGACGTGCAGGCGCTCGACAAGTTCACCCGCGCCATCGACCCCGGCAACAACGGCAGCCAGACCGGTTGACACCGCTATCAGACATCCCGTCAGTAACAGAACACTATCTTTACAGGTCGTAGCGATCCGATCGCTTAGTGCGCAAAATCGGTCATCCGTAACGACACGGGACGATCGACGAGGATGCAGCACCGCCCCGGTGCATCCTCCAGGGGTGCAGCGATCGCACAGTCAGCGATCAGGGGAGGGCGTATGACGCAGGTCAACGACGACCACGAAGGAGCCCATGGACGACCAGCGGTGGTAGATAAGTTCCGAACCCAGGCGTGGCAATCGATGGGAGTCGGCGTCATATTCGGGGCCATCGGCGCCCTGATGATCGTCGTCTCGGTCGGTGACATCCCAGGCCCGCTCGCGACCTACATCGGCGGATGCGCATTCGGCCTCGCCTCCGTCATCATGATCATCGGATGGGGCGCCGCGTGGGGCCACGCCGAACTTGCCGAGCACGCGACCAGCGACCATCGGCAGATGTATGCCCGGATCGACGGCCGCGTGGGAGACGTCGAAGAGTTCGAGCGCGAGCAGTGCGACCTGCTCGGCGGTCTCGTGGACCAGGTCGGCGCGGCCAGGCGCCGGCGAGAGAACTAAAGGCCCGCAGGCTCCGTCCCGGCCCGCCCCCGGGACGGCCCTCAGGTCTCCATCGGCTCCAGCCGCACAGATGCCGGATCGAACCCCGGTCCCCGCCATGTCGCGGGCAGGACCGTCACCCGGAACACCGCCGCGACCGTCGCCGACCGCACATCGATCGGCGTCGCCTCCCACGCCTCCTCCGAGATTCCCGCCATCCGCCTCAGCAGCCGCGCCCGCTCGGACGTGGCGAGCTGATTCCGCTTCTCCGCGATCTTCTTGTCGAACGAGGCCAGCGACCGCGCCAGGATCCCGGCGTCCAACTCCGGGAAGTCCGCGAAGTTCTCCAGCTGATCCTTCGTCGTCGCCTTGCGGCGTTCGAGCGTGGCGATCTCAGCGGCGACCGCGGGCTTGCCGCCCTCGGAGTGCAGCGCCTCGAGCAGCTGGGGATCGTTCAGTCGCCGCACCACACGGCCGGTCACATACCGATCGAGGTGCTCAACGTTCCGGCTCACTCGCGTCTTGCAGCCCGGCGTGCGACACCAGTACAGGCGCGCGTTCTTGCGGTTCCGGCCGCCGACCGGCTTGGTGTGCAGCCCGTGGCCGCTCGGGCAGACCGCGACGTTCGTCAGCAGATACCGGCGCTCCCGGCCCGGGTACGGGTTCTCGGCGGACGACTTCGCATACAGCGCCTTCAGGTCCTCCCAGATCTCCCGGGCCCGGTCACGGTCCGGGTCGAGCACGGGCGGCCACACCGACTCGTACAGGACGCCCTCATGCTCGACCAGCCCGGCGGTCCGCGGCGCGAGGAGGATTTGCTTGAGCGCCTTCGGGTTCGACGCCCACCGGTTCCCCATCGATGTCGTGGACCGTTCATCCATCCAGCGGATCGCGCCGCCGTGGGACAGGCCGGCCAACCGCATCTCGGCGACCTCGGCAAGGAGCTTCGCTTCGGACTCACGAAGAGTGTGGAGGTTCTCAAACGCGAACGGGCGCTTCCCGCCGCCACTCGCGTGGCCCTTCTTTGCCCGGGCCGCCCAGCCGCGGCGTACGCGCCGGGACGTGTCGTCGCTGGACTTGCACGCCTGCGCGGCCTCGATCCGCAAGATGAACTGGTCATCGGGATTGTCGAGGTCACGCGTACCGGACGGAGACGCCAGACGGATGCCCTTTTCTCGGGCTATGTTGAGCAGCAGCTCCAGATCCCACGGCTGTCGGATCAGCCGGTCGCCGTGATAGACGATGATCGCGTCGATCTCGCCGGCCTCGATCGCGGCGAGCATCCGATCCCAGGCGGGTCGCTTCCTGTTCCGCTGCCATGCCGATCGGGAGTTGTCGCAGAAGATGTGCGCCTCGGAGATTGGCCAGCCGAGTCCTTCACCGAGGTGGCGACTGTCGCCTTCCTGGCGTTCGACCTTCTCCAGCGAACCGTCGGGGGCGTAGCTGAGGCGGCAGTAGATGCCTGCGAGCCGGGGAACACTCATGGACCGAGTATAGGTGTTCGCTTGACATTGGCCTCACCCAATGCCTAAATAACACCTACACACCACGGGCTACGCAAGGCTGATCGATGAACGACACCGCTCCACCACTCCCACCAGCGCTCTGCCCCGTCTGCGGGCACGGCGACTGCGGCTTCCTGCGCCTGGTCGGCATCACCCGGGCCACCGCCACACCGCCAGTAGGCCAGCGATGACCGCCGCGGCACTGACGCCCGCCGCTGTCGGCGACGACCTCCTTGGCGAGCTGCGCGGCCTCCTGGACCGCCACGACAAGGCGGGCACGATCGACGAGCTCCGCGAGATCGCCGACGAGCTGACGGGCGTCCTCCGCCGTACGCGCGGCCGGCTGACCCGCCTGGCCCGCAAGGCCGAGCCCAAGAAGACCGAGACGCCCGCGGAGCCGAAGGCGGAGGCCGTACGCGAGACCGAGCAGGTGCCGCGCTTCACGCTGCCGCGCCCCCAGGACGCGCCGCCGCTGAGCGCCTTCCGGGTGTCTCCGCTCGAGGACGCCGCGTTCCTTCAGGGGCGCAAGGAGGGGTCGTACCGCGACTACCAGAACACCGTTCTGTGCTGCGAGCTCGGGTCGCGGGCGTACGGGGCGCTGAGCACTCCAGAGCGGACCGCGCCGGTTCTGCCGGGGGTCGTGCCTGTGCCGCGTCAGGTCGGCGCCGTGCGGTACGTACTCGGGTCGGTCGCCGTGCTCACGCGGCGAGCCGGGCGCCGGATCACGAAGGCCGTACGACGCGCGTACGGTGCGCTCGCCATGGCGGTGAGCGCGCGATGAGCGAGGTATCGGCTGCGGTCGCCTGGCTGGAGCGCGGCTACGACGAACCGGGCGCGTTCCGGTGCTGGGACGACGTCTGGACCCCCCGGGGCCTCTTCCAGATCAAGCCGGACCACGCGGCGGGCTGCCCGTGCGCGAGCCCCCGTCATGGCGGGCTCTGGACGCATACCGATGTGGCTGCGAAGTGGAGAGCGAGCGTCCGATGAGCCGCTTCGAACGCGCCGTCCGCCGCGAGATGCGCACGATCGTCAAGGAGCGGGCCGGGCGCCCCTCGCACCTCATGGACTACGGCGAGGACTGGCCGCCGAAGCCTGCGCCGCCGGTCGTCCGCCGCCCTCGCCTCCCCCTGTGGCAGAAGTGCGTCGCTGCCGTCGTGGGCTATGCCCTGGTGTGGGCGCTCGGCGAGGTCGTCCTCCAGATCGCCCAGGTCGCCCGCCACTAAGACTCCGGGCCCGCCCTCTCGAGGGACGGGGCGGGCCCGGCCCCGCACGATCGCTCCCTCATCCCCTGCGGAAACGAGATCCCGAATGAAGATCGCCATCCTCACCGCCGCCGTCGGCTTCGGCCTGCTGGCCGTCCCCGTGGCCGCCTCGGCGCACACCGGCTCGACGGTCACGTGCCGGGCCACGCTGTCCGGCCACCCGGAGAACGCCAGTCCCGTGTGGGCCTACGACACGTTCGTGCGCGTCACGAAGTTGACGCCGGCGGGTGAGGGCACCTGGAAGGCGCATATCACCGACCTCGGACACTTCACGACGGTGCCGGGCGCTACGTCCGACTCCGGCGACACGATCGCCCACAAGGTCACCGGAGTGTTCACGGGCCGCGGCGACTACACGGTCACCTCGGCCTCGAGGCCGCACTGCATCGGCGGCGAGCACTACACCGGCAGCGCCGGGCCGACGACCGGCCAGTGGCCCGTGCACTACTTCGCCCAGGGCGCGATCACGACCGGCATCGACCCGTGGCACTGGGACTACCGGACGTGCCGCGAGCACATGAGCGAGGACAGTGTCGCGGGTACGAGCGGGCACATGGCCGGGCTGGCGTGCCGGATCTACCACCGGCGGCCGACGCATACCCCGAGCGCGCCTGCGACCCACACGCCGCCGGCGTCGCCCACGCCCACGCCGGGCGGCACGTCGGCTCCCGGTGAGGCTCCGATGCCGACCCCGGTGAACAGCGACCTGCCCGTCACCGGCTGACCCGAGGTGCTCAACGCAGGCCCGTCTACCCGCCAGGGAGGCGGGCCTGCCGCATCCGGCCAAGATCCGCGGTGACCCGGGCTGCCTGTAGTTACTCGCCTTCGACGGGGATGACGTACAGCAGCTCGTACCGGTCGACGGGGATCACGATGTCCGCGGTCTCCACCGGCCGGTCGCTGGTCCAGTACGTCCGCTGGATCACCATGACGATCGTGCCCGCCGACACTCCCAGCCGATCCGCCTCGCCCTGCATCACCGGACGCGCCGTCACCACCTCGGTGGCCGTGACGATCCGCTGATCGATGCTCGCCATCCGATCCGTCACCCCGCGGCCGGCCATCGGCCCGCGCTCGGGCAGCATGACCGGTGTGCCGTGGGTGATGTCCAGCGGTTCATAGCTCGTCGAGAGCATCACCGGCGTGTCGTCGGCGGTGAACACGTATTCGGTGCGCATGACCCGAGTGCCGGCCGCGATCTGGAGGCGTTCGGCGATGGCCGGCGGCGGGTCCGCGGTGGCCGAGCGCGCCTTCCAGTCCGCCGCCTTGCCCTGCGCTTTCATGTCCGCGCGGAACGGGGAGCCGCCGCGCTGCTCGCGGTACCAGGAGCGGGTGAGGCGCCGAACGTCCGGACGGGGACGCACGGTCGGCCGCGCGCCGGTACGGGTCTCGATCAGACCCTCGGACATCAGGATGTCCACGGCGCGCCGTACGACGTTCTCGCTGACGTGGTGCTGCTCGGCGAGCTTCGCGCGTGAAGGTAGCCGCGCGCCGGCGGCAAGGGTTCCGTCGATGATCTGGCGGCGTAGGTCGTCCACGACCTTGAGGTAGAGCAGTTCGCCCGACACTCCCGACCCCCCTTCCCTATCGACACATGTGTCGATCATAGGGAAAGCCTTGACATCCTGGAATCCAGGAAGCAACCTGGATTCCAGGTTTTCCGGTGGTGTACCGCACACACCGGGTCACAGCAGGAGGCAGCGAGATGGACGAATGGACGGTGGATCTACCAGGGTCGCCGTCCATTGTGCCCCTCGCACGCCAATGGGTGGGGCAGGTTCTCAAGGATTTCCCCGCTCTCGTCGAAGACATGAAGCTGATCGCGAGCGAGTTCGTCACGAACTGCGTACGGCACTCCGTCGCAGCCGAAGGCGAAACCGTCCACCTGCGTATCAAGCGCCGCGAGGGTTGGCTCCGCCTAGAGGTCGAAGACGGCGGCGAGCGAGACAGCCCGGAGGGTGGCTGGACCGGCGCGGATGCTGCCGACTTCGGCCGCGGCCTGGCGATCGTCGCGGACACCGCAGACGTCATGGGCGATGACACCACCAAAGCGGGCGGCCGGCTCGCATGGGCGGAGCTGAAGATATGAGCGACGAGCCGGATGAGGTGCCGGTCCTTCGGGGCTACACGGTCACCTGGGATGGCGACGGCTGGGTGGCCAGGTCGAACAGCAGCGGCACCTTCGTGCTGCGCGGCCAAGACCAGAACGAGCTGAACGCCGAACGTCACCGCGTGTACTCCGCCGAGCTGATGGGGATGCGGAGCGCCCTGAGCGGCGTGGACCCATCCGGCTACCGGAAGGCCGACATTCCCGACCCGTGACCCCCCCCAGACGGGGCGCGGTCCTAGGCGGGTCCCGCGCCCCTGGCCGCCGGGTGAGCGAGCATGCAGCCCTGCAGCGCTCCCCGGCGGCCCCCCAGATGTCCCGGCGGGCTGGCACCCCTCCCGCCGGGGCCCGGAGCTGTGTCCCCCGGGGCTGCGATGTCCCGGGGGCGCAGCCGTCAAGGAGAGGGGAGGGAAGCAGATGACCACCTGGCGAACGTCCACCTTCAGCGGTACCGGCGATGAGCAGGGCGGCGGTAACTGCGTGCAGGTCGCCGAGTTCGACGCCGGCATCAACGGGTCCTAGACCCCACCCGATAGGGCCGCGGCCCCGGCAGAGCGCACGGCAGCCGGGGCCGCGGCTCCACACCGAGAGACACGGGCCTCCTCACTGTGACCTCGCCAGACCCAGACGACCACCTCCTCCGCCCCCGGGAGGCAGCGCAGATGTTCGGCATCCGCCCGCAGACGCTCGCCCGCTATGCCCGCGAGGGACGACTGACGCCCTACCTCACTCCCGGCGGCCACCGCCGCTACCGCTTATCGGAGCTCCGGAGCATCCTGGCCAGCGCGGAGCCCAGCGACGAGGAACAGCAGCAGGCCATGGACGCCGTCCGGCTTTACGAGCAGGGCTGGTCGATCATGCAGGTCGCCGCCAAGTTCGGTCTCAGCTACCCCGTGATGCGGCGGATCCTGATGGGGCGCACGACCCTGCGGGATCGCGGAGGCAGCAGGAAGTAGCCCGCGCACGACGAAGTGGCCCCCGCCCTCCCGAAGGAGAGCGAGGGCCACTTCCACGTCTTCAGGCCAGGGTCACCTTTCGGTTCGCCGCCTTCGGTGCACCTCCGGACAGACCGCTTGCGCGCCCCGAACCCGGCCTCCAGACTATGCGGCCTTGCGCCCGGCCGGCACCGGAACCGGCGAGACGTTCTGACGCAGCAGCAGCCCGAACACCAGCATCGCGGCCGTGACCATCAGGCTGATCTGGTGGTCGGTGACCGGCAGGCCGAACGCCGCGAACCCGGTCAGTACCGAGATCATGATTCCGGACAGGCCGGACACGATGCGCGGCTTGGTCGTCCACCAGATGATGGCGGCGGCGAGGCCGGTGGCGATCGTCTCGGTCGCCTTGGTCTGGTCGAGGGACAGCGGCAGGCCGAAGCCCACCAGGAGCGCCACGAGGGCGTTCACGGTCGCGACGATCTTGACGGGCTCATAGCCGAAGATCATGAGGGGTCTCCTTGCATAGAAGTCGGCCGCGGTCGTCTCACACCCCGGCATCGAGGAACGCGTTGATCAGGTGCGGCAGAACCGCGAACGCCAGACCCAGGGCCAGCAGGTTGATGCGGGCCTGGATGTTGCAGGTGGCCAGCAGGAACAGCACCAGGGCCACGAGGTAGCAGATGAGACCGATCACGGTCAGACCCGCTCCGGCCAGTGCCAGGTGCCGCCAGCCTTGGTCTCCTCGTCATGCACGACGGTCCGGTTGAAGAACATGCCGGTCGGGTTCAGGACGGCGAGACCGACCGTGTCTGAGGTGTTGGTCTCGGTGATGATCGCGGCGCGGCATTCGCTGGCGTACTCGCCGCCGGGCGTGCCGTACGACACGTAGTGGACGATCCGGCCCACGCTCGGCTTCTGGTCAGACATCGGACTCCAGGTATGCGAAAGCCCCGGCCATCAGGTCCGGGGCGTCGGGGGTAGGAGGGTCAGCTCATGTCCCAGCCGACGGGGTCCTTGCCCTCGTCGACCCGGGTGAGGCTGACCCAGTCGCCGTCGGCCGGAGTCTTGAACGACTGGACCGTCTTGGCCGGCCACGTGTCGGTGGCGGTGCGGGGCCCGCCGACCTTCAACGTGAAGACCTCGCCGGAACCGGCCTTGTGGTGGAACGCCACCCGGACCTCGGCGATCTCCGGGGAGTCGTAGACGAGCCCGATGGCCTTCATCGATCCGCGAGGGAACGAGACGTTGGCGCGCGCGCCGGCTCCCGCGGGGAGCTGTCCTCCGTAAGGCATGTCTTCCTCCAGTGGGGTTGCCTGCCCGCCGGCGGCGAGCTGGTCGAGAGTGAGAGTCGAGACGTTGGCGTCATAGGCGCCGCGGAACACGCTGCTGAACTGCCAGATGTGCGGGGCCTTCCAGCCGCACGTGAGACCGCCAGGCAGCCACGGCGAGAACGAGCCGGGCCATGTCGAGGTGGACTTGCTGCTCGGGTACTGCGGGTACCACCACAGGTCGTAGTGATCGGCCAGGCCGCGGCCGGTGCCGTTGCTGGCATAGCCCGAGCCCATGTAGATGACCCGCATGTTGCCGCGCGCCTTCTCCTTCAGGCGCGCGGCGAACGCGATCGCCCAGGCGTTCGTCTTGGGCTGGGTCAGGTCGGACGCTTCGAGGTCCAGGCAGAGCAGGTCGTCCGGGCCCGGCTTCGCGACCGCGAGGAACCGGTCCGCCTGCGAGGCGGCGCTGGAGGACTCCGGCCGGGCGAAGTGGTACATGCCGACGACCGCAGCGTGGGCGCGCGCGCTGGCGATCTGCGCGGTGTACTTGGCGTTCGTGTACGAACTGCCCTCGGTCGCCTTGACGAACACGAAGTCGGCGGCCGGGGCACTGCTGCCCTGGTAGGCCGAGATGTCAAAGCCGTGAAGCATGGCTCACCCCATCCAGCAGGAGTCATCGACCAGAGAGGCCGGGATCGGGATCCTGATGAACGCGAGGGTCTGAGAGACCGAGCGCTCGCGTTCCCACACGCCGTACGGGCCGCCGGAAGGCTTCGGGACCGTGTTGAACTCGACGGTCGGGTACGTGCCACCGTGCGCCGGGCCCATGGCCATGACGACGTGGTTCGGAACCCTGTTCGGCTCGAAGTCGAGGAACGCCAGGATGAGCTCGCCCGCGTGCTCGACCTCCCAGCCCTGCGCCTGGAGGTGCTTCAGCCAGGACGGGACCCACGCCCAGTCCTTGTCGATGCCGCCGTACAGCTTGAGTAGTTCGGGCGAGACCTGAGCGGCCGCCCAGATCTGCCCCATGGCGCACGAGTTGCCGGTCCGGTAGTCCGGATCGCCGACCTGCTGGGCGAACCAGGAGCCGTACTTGGTGACGCCGCTGGCCGGGTACTTGGTCCCGACCTCGCCGAGCAGCACCTTCTTCAGGGCCGCGCGAGGATCGCTCATCGATCCCTCCTCCTCCTTGGTCGGATCTGGATCTTGTAGAGCAACAGCAGCTGCCAGCCCAGGACGAACGGCAGACCCGCGAACGCGACCAGCCGCGCCACCTGGAACCACGTCGCATCCGCGCCCGCCAAAACCCCGGCCGACCACAAATCCAGCAGCACCGCGAGCTCCGCCGTGAACGCCATGACGTGCCGGCCCTGCCGAGACGTCCACCACCGCGCCGACAGGTGGTAGATCACGCAGAACGTCGTGGCCTCGGCCGCGCACGTCATGATCAGGAGGCTGCCGAGCAAGCGGATCAACGCGAGTCCCTGAAGGCGTGGCCGATCGCGTCGGCAAAATGGTTGTGCCGGCGGAGCTGGCGGTGGAGCTCCGCGACTCGCTCGGTCTCCGGGCGCATCTGCTTCGCCTTCTCGTACCGCTCCTCGGCCGCCGCGAGCGCCTCGTCGACCGGCTTGTCGTCGTCGCGCTTACTCCAGGGCCACCGCATCAGGCCGGGTCCTTGTCGCGCGGACGGTCGGCCGCCGTGACGATCGAGCGCATCAGCGCTTCCGTAGTACGGCCAACCTCGACGAGGATGACGACCTGCTCGACCAGCTCCCGCTCGGTCGATTGCGACAGCTTCGCCAAGGCTTCCCATTTGTCGCGCTCCTTTTGTGCGTCCTTCAGGGCGCGGCGCGGCACCAGCCATCCGCCGAGAATGAGGCCGACAGCGATGGCCAGCAGGCCGGTCGCGCCGAGCTGCGACCAGGGCAGAGCGCCCAAGTTCCACGCTCCTTCGTTCATACGGTCAGGAGATCCGCAGCGCGCGGGCCCACGAGCCGCCACCCATGCGAGTCGCCGCGGCATTCGAGCTGCCCTGCGTCCACGAGATCGCGCACGTACCCGCCGTCGTCGTGGTGACCAGCGCCGTCTCCTCGGCAATGGACTGGTTCAAGCTGCCGACACCACGGTTGCCGTACAGGACCGCGGTGGCGTAGGCGTGCACACCCGAGCGCATCGAGATGTTGTTGGAGTTCGCATCCGTCGCCGTGCTGCCCGGCCCCATCGCCGACCGGTTCCCGGTCGCCCCGGCCGGCACCGTCCACTTCGTCTGCATCAGGCCCGTGTTGCCCGCGTAGAACAGGTAGAACTCGACGATGTAGATCGCGGACGCGGCCAGGGAGAACGTCAGCTCCGGGTCGTCGGAGAACGTCGTCGTCGAGGACCGGTCCGTCGACGCGGTCTTGTAGGCGATCAGGGACTGCCCAGCGGCCAGGTCGGCGGCGGTGAGCTCCTGTCCGGCTGTCCAGAACGGCCAAATCGATGTGAGCATGGGCTACCTCATTGGGCCAGGATCGGGGGCAGGGCGAGCGCGACAGGCTCGTTCGCCGCGTGGGTCTTGATCACGCCGTTGATGCTGCGGGTGACCGTGAAGGTCTGCGGTGAACTGCCGCCGGTGACGTTGGTGACGGTCATGACCTCACCGCCGATGACGACATCGAACGGCCGGTCACCGGCGTCGATGGACCACAACGGCCCCGACGTCGTCTTCACGCTCAAGCTGGTGCCGGTGGTCGTGACGCTGGAGTTCAGCGCGGACCCGGCCGAGGCGAGGCGCCCGAGGACTGTGTCGTCGAGGCGGATGACCTTCCACGGTTTGCCCGGTGAGCAGTTCGGGATGGCGACCCAGCTGACGGTGTCGATGGTCTCGGTGTAGCCCTCCACGAATACGTCGACCTGCCCGGGCGGTAGATCCCGCCCGGGGTTGGTGATCGCCGCGGCGGAGCCGACGTCAGCGGCCGCCCAGTCGGTGATCAGGGACGGCTGGCCGTTCAGGTTCGGCGTGATCGCCGAATACCGCAGGTCGTCGGCCGTGCCGAGGTGCACACGCCACCCGGCCTGGTGCGGTAGCTGAATGTCGCCTGCGACGTTGACCGTGCCGGAGTCGGCGTACTCCCCGACCTCATCGATGTGTGCCTGGTCGAGGACACGCGCCGCACTGCCGCCGTTCGCGCGGGAAGCGGTGAAGTCGTTGCGGAGGTGCTGGTCGTCGTCGGTGGGTTCGAGCGGCGGGGCGACGTCCCCGGCTGCGTAGTCGAGAGTGAAGGTCGGCGTGGCGTTGTAGCGTCCCGCGCGGGCCTGGTAGGCGAGGCGGCCATCGCGGCGCTCGAACAGGACCCCGCCGTCGGCGGCTTCGCAGTCGCGCAAAATGTCGAGGAAGTCGTTGATGGGCTGCGGGCCCATCGGCTCAGAACGGCCACCATCACCGACGATCAGGACAGGGATGTTCGCCTCGCTGCTGACCCGCCGGATCCGGTCGGTCGCGCGCTCTCCAGGGTGCCCCGCGCCGGCATCGAGCAGCCAAGCCAGCGACGCGGCGAAGGCGGTGTTGCTGATGCCCGGGTCGGCGACGCTGATGAACAGGTGGCTGACCGTGCCCTGAATGTCATGCGGAGTGACGAAGTTGAGGTTGTTCACACCCGCCGTGGTCACCGGGGCGGCAACATCGCCGGGTACGACCTCGGTGGCGTCCAGGACGCCATTGACGAAGATGTAATAGATCATGTCGCTACCGGAGTTGATAGCGCGCACGGTGACCTGAACCGGGCCCTTGCCGCGAATGTCGACGGTCCCAATCAGCTGATGACCCAGAAGCGCGAAATGCTCGGTTACCTCGACGGTGACCAGGCCGGTATCCGCATATCCGTTCCACCTTCCGTAGAAGGAGTTCGGCGTCAACCATCGGATAACGGGTGAGACATCTGTCGCACCCTCGGGCTGTTCTAGCCACCAGGAGACCTGCCAGCCGCCCGTTGACGCCATTCCCTGCACGATCGAGAACGTCGAAGATCCGTATGGTGCGGTCAGCGCCCCCGCCGAGCCGGGCGGTCCGCCATCTCCGAAGGACGTAGCGCCCCGCGTCACCATGGCCGGCCTGTCGAGCAGGCCTGATGATCCGTCCGATTCCAGCGGCCAGTAGGCGTCTGCCTCGCCACGTGAGGTGATCGCCTTGCGCAACGGCGAGTTCAGCACCCGGCCGCGCGCGAGCCGCCGCGTGATCCCGGCCGCCTCGATCGGCATGTGCTCATCGACTTGGCCGCCCCGGGACTTCGGCGGGAACTCCGACACGAACCCCCGGTAGCGAAGCCGCCACCCGTCGCCGACGTCGATCCAGTTCTGGATGGGCGTGTTCTTGCTCAACAACCCGTAGTACGGCCCGTTCGGGTTCAGGCGGACGTACCGGCCCGCGCTGTTGTCCAGCGTCAGGCCCGTCATCGACGACGGGCCCACCGTTGACGTCTCATCCGCGCGGCCGAGTTTGATCGCCACACCGCCATCACGGGGCTGCGCGTCATCGCTGATATCCGTCCACAGGCCCGCCCAGAACGCCGGATCCTGGTTCGGGTTGGCGCCCAACGCCAGCTCGGTCTTCATCCGCAGCGGCGTCTGCGGGAACGTCACCGAACCGACCGCCGGCTGACGCACCGCAATGGACACCGCAGCCCAGGGAGCGCCAACGGACACCGTCGCCGTACGCGAGCTCGGGCCGGCCGAACTCAACGTCTGCTCACCCGTCCGGGTGGTGCTGAACGCCCCATCGAGCTCGGCCCGCATGGTCAGCCCGCCGAGCGTGGTGAAGTTGCCCAGCGCCCCCGACAGCCACGAGCCGATCAGCAGCTCCGTGCCGTCCACCGAATACAGCGGCAGCGGCTGAGCCGTGCCCGCGGTCGCGGAGGTTGACGCGCCGACACTGAAAACCTCGGCCGCATCCTCACCGTCACGCGTGCCGGAGAGGAAGTACAGGTGCGAGTGGCTCTCGGCGCCGACCCTGCTGTCGTTGGGCAGCACGATGTGCCGGGTGTCGGTGTCGTGGAACTTGGTCGCCCATACGCGCATGTGTGTCAGGCCATCGCCCGTGTCGGCCTGCGTGAGCAGTTGGAACGCCCCGACCGGCCAGCCGCCATCGAACGCGCCCGGGTCCGGGCCCATGTTGGCGGCACTCCCGCCGCACATGGCGTGGACGACGATCATCCAGCCGTCCAGGTCGCCGCTGATGCCGTTCCAGACGATCTGGTCGGCGCTGGAGACGGTCGAGACGTAGACAGTGACCGTGGCGGCCATCAGGAAGTGCCGCCGAGCGCGACCTGCACGTCACCGCCGCCATCGACGCGCACGATCTTCTGCATGACCTTCTTCAGCTCACCGTTGCCCTGGCCCCAGTCGAACCACACGCGCACCGTGCCGCCACCCGACCGGCCCGCCGCGGCCACGCCCGCCGGCGCGTTCGCCGCCATACGCACACCGGCCGGACCGGTGCTCGGCGTGGCCAGGGGCGTGGTGGCGATCTGGCTCGATACGCCTCCGAGCGCGTGCTTCAGCATCGGCAGCTGGGAGGTGATGCCGGTGACCAGGCCGCCCATGATCGCGGCACCGGACGGCGTCAGGAGCTTGCGGTCGACGTCCATCGGGCCCTTCCACGAAGGGATCAGCGACGTCACCCACGACAGGTTCGACTTCAGCCAGCCGATCATCGACTTGATGCCGTTGACGAGGCCGTTGATGATCGACTGGCCTGCGCCGTACAAGAAGGACCCGGCACCAGAGAAGGTGGACTTGATCGACTTCGGGATGCCCTTGGCGTAGCTGAGCAGCGACTTGACCTTGTTGATCGCGCCGGTAGCCAAGCCGGAGAAGATCGAGATCACGCGGCTCGGCAGCGACCCGAACCAGCCGATGATGCCGTTGACGATGTCCGGGATCACGGAGTGCCCCAAGAGCACATCGAAGAGCCAGCGGAACAGCCCGAAGATCGCGTTCAGTCCAGCGCCGATCACGCCGACCACGAGGTTCACGCTCGACCCCAAGTTGGATGCCAGCGCCGTGGAGATCTGCAAGATCATGGACAGGATCGGGACCATGATCGGCGTCCACTGCACCATCAGATTGATCAGCTCGATCAGTGCCGGCAGCAGCTGCGGGAGGGCCTGCGCCAGGTTCTCCGCGATCACCACAGCGAGCTCGATGATCTGCGGCAACAGTGGCGTGATCGCCACCAGCAGCTGGATCATCGCGGGCACGAGCCCATTCAGCAGCTGCGGGATCATCGCCGCGAACTGCGGCAGCACCCGCGCCAGCGCCTGGCCGAGTTGCTGGCCGAGCAGACCCGCAACCGGCACCAGTGCGGCGGCCCACAGCGCGAACGCCGCTGTGATCTGCGGCATGATCGGCACCAGAGCGCCCGCGATCGCGGTGATCACCGGGCCGAGCACCGCCGTCAGCTCCAGAAGGGCTGCCGACAGCTGCTGCGCGAGCAGCGCGGCGAGCTGCGCTGCCAGAGGCAGTAGCGGAGCCAGCGCGACGACCGCTTGGGCGACCAGCGGCAGGACCGGGGCGAGCGCCACGGCGATCTGTGAGATCGCCTGACCGATCAGCGGCAGCACCGGCGCCAGGACCTGGACCGCAGCACCCAGACCAGCGAATACGGCGCGCAGGCCGGGCTCCAGTGCGGCCAGCGCGGGCGCCAAGGCGTTGATCGCGTCGGTCAGGATCGGGCCGAGCACCTGCGCCAACCGGCCCACCGGACCAGCCAGGGTGCCGAGACCCGTGACCAGGGCAGCGATCACCGGGCCAAGTGCCTCCCCGGCCGCGGCGAGCCCCTGGAAGATCGAGACGAGCGCAGATTTGCCGGCCGCCGTCTTGAGGAACGCGTTGAGTTTCCCGAGCGCGGCACCGAGCACGCCGAGGAACCCTGAGCCCGCGGCCGATGCGGCGCTGAACACCGACGACAAGATCCCGCCGACGCTCTTCAGGACCCCGCCGAGCTGCGTCAACGTGTCGAAGAAGTTGTTGATCCACTTCGTGGCCTGGCCGGACTTGACCATCTGCTGGAGCCACTCGCCGAACCGCTTACCGATCGTCCCGATCGCAGTGCCGATCCGTGGCAGGAAGCTGAGCCCTTCGGTGGCCAGCGCGCGGAACCCCTTCAGCAGCGGATCCAGGGCAGGCATGATGTTCTTGATGGCCTGCTGCGTCTGCCCGAATGCGGCTTTGACCAGCTCGACGCTTTTGGACTGCCGCGCGAACTCGGCGATCTTGCGTCCAGCAATACCGAACTGGGCCGCCACCGCGGCGGCACCCGTCTTGATCGGGCCGCCGAGCGTCTTGGCCAATGCGGTCAGCTGACCGACCAGCGGCTTGAACAGTGCCTGCTGAGCGGCGTTCCTGATCCCCAGCAGCGTCGGCCGGAGCGCGAACAGCTCCTTCGCCGTATCTCGCGCCGCCGGCGCCAGATCCTTGAGGGCGTCCTTCAGCTTCCCTGCGTCGCCGGCCAAGGCCGCCTTGAACGCGTCGCCGGTCCCGGACGTCGCCAGCTTGAGCGTGCCCATGGCCGCCGCTGCCGACACGGCCACGGCCGGAAGCAGCGCGAGCCCGCCCAGAAGCGGCGCGAGCGCCCCACCGGCCTGTACGACCGTATTCAGGGACGCGGCAGCGGCACCGACGGCGAGGATGCCGACCGCGGCCTTCTTGCTGCCCGCCGCGACCGCCGACAGGCCCCGGGTGAGGCCGGTCATGGAGGTGCGGCCGAGCTTGGACAGGGTGCCGCCGAACCGGCTGGAGCCCTTGTCTGCCTGGTCGATCTCCCGGTTCGTTTCCCGGAGGCTGGTCGTGACCTTCCGGATGCCCTTGCTGGTGTTCTCCGTGACGGAGATCCGGACGATCAGGTTACGAATCGTCGCCATCGTCTGACCCCCTCATGAGCTCCGGCCAGTCCGGATAGAACTTGGAGAACGGCAGCTCTTTTTGGCTGGCAGAGTTCGCGACGGTGGTGGCGATCAGCGCGGCGAGGTAGTCGTCACGACGGCCACCGAGCGGCCCGTAGAGGTTCTCGAACGCCCTCCATTCGCTCAGTTCGTGGGAGCTGATCCCGGCCAGGAGCTGGGCGACGGAACCGGCACCGAGGTGGGCGGCGAGACGGAAGTAGAAGGCCCGCTGTTCGCGGGCTCGGAATTTCCCTCCAGAGCCTCCACGTCCTCATCGGTGATGCCGGACAGGCGGCAGGCGACGTCGAACAGGCGGGACAGGGCGGCACCGGAGCGCTTGGCCAGGGCGGCCACCTCGTTCTGCTCGAACAGCGATGAGCCGTCCTCGTTGACCGCCGCGAGGGCGACGAGGCGAGCACGGAAGTTGCGCATGTCGCGGACGGGCTTGCCGTTGACGACCTTCTCCATCGACGCCTCGTAGGCGTCCCGCTCGGTGCCGTTCAGGCCGCGCACGCGTACGGTGCCGCCCCACTCGGGAACTTCGACGTCCTCGAATACGCGGTCGTCGGCGGCGAAGATCTCGTTCTTGGAGAGCAGGGTCATTCGTCCCCCATGGACGGAGTTGGAATCTTGGAGCGCCGCGATGATGTGCGGCAGGCCCTCGGCCGCCTCGCGAGCGACCGCGCGTGCCGCCGCCAGATGCGGCGGCACTGGGACGGGCCAATCGCTCACGGGATGGTGATGTTCTCGGCGGGCTGGTCGGTGATGCTGAAGGCGATCTCGACCTGCGCCGCGTCCGTGCCCTCGACGCTGCGCTCCTTGCCGTGCGAGGCCACCCGCACCGGGAAAACGTCCATCTTCCGACCGGTGACGTCGCCGCCATCGAGCCAGACGATGAACCCGTTCGAGTCGACGGCCATGAGCTGCCGGGCGTCCGTACCGCCCAGGTCCATGTACATCGTGATGCTGCTGTCGTCCGCGCTGATCCGACCGGGAATCTTCGAGGTGAACCGGCTCGCCATGTTCGGCGTCTCGACCTGATCGCTGGTGGTCTTCCAGCCGTCGGCCGCCGAGTTCTCGTTGACGAGGTTCGTGCCCGCATTCAGCTCACCGCGCGTGGGCGCGGCCTTGTTCGAGATCGACGGCACCCAGTAGACCGCCGTGGTCCCGACGTTGATGTAGCGCGTCGCCGAGGCGATGTTCGCTGCGACCATTAGTTGCTCTCCTTGTCGCTGGTCGCGCGCGGCGCGCGCGGTGTCTTCGGCTTGTTCTCGCCGGACTCCCCGGCGGGCTTGTCGTCCTGCGGCTCCTTGGCGGCCTCGAGTGCCTCAGTCGCGGCCCTCTCACGCTCGGCAGCAGCCGCGAACAGCTCCGGGGCCTCGGGCTCGGTGACCCAGCCCGTCATGCGGAGCATCGACGCCTGCTCTTCGCTGACCGCCTCGTACGAGCCGTCCACACGCGGGTGGCGCATCGTGGGCATGACGTCCCCCATCAGGCCGAGCTGCCGACGATGACGACGTCGTACGTCACGCCGGTCGTACCGCCGGAGTTCGTGACCTTCAGCAGGTCACCCGTGGACGCCGTCACCGCATACGCGACCGCATCCGGGGCGAACGAGCAGATCAGGCCACCCGGGCGGACCGTGAGGACGTCCGTGGTGTCGCCGACCCAGTTGATGAACCCGTTCGAGGCGGCGCCACCGACCAGGACGTTGTTGGTGTTCGCCGGCGCCGCGTAGACGATCAGGCCCTTGATCCGGGCGAACGTCAGCGTCGCGCCGAACGCGTCGATCAGCGTGCCGGCCAGGTCGAGGTTCTCCGTCGCCGACGCGGTCAGCGTGCGCGTGTCGTGGAAGATCCTGTCGGCCTGGTTCGCGCCAGTGCCGGACGCCAGGTTGATCTGCCGGGTGAAGTTGAGAGTGTTCTCCGTCGTCGACAGGTCCAGCGGACTCGTGTAGTCCGCATCGAAGTCGAGCAGCAGCCTGCTTGTCAGGGGCATGAGGTAGTTCCCTTCCACGGCCCCACGGCCGCGCTCATCAGTGGAAACCCGCGTCGCGGGTCGTCTCGTCTACGGCGTCTGCGATCAGGCGTCCGGCCTCGTCTTGCTTCGCCGCGAGCGCCGGGGCCAGGAACGGACGTGCCGTCTGGTCGAACCAGTGCCGGCGGTCACCCCAGCGCGGATGCCGGAACTTGCCCGGCTCGCCGCCATGCTCGTACGGGCGCGCGTGCGGCGCCTTGTTCTTGTTGACGATCACGGACACGCCCGGGCGGCGACCGGTGAACGAGGTACTCACCCGGATCGCCCGCGGGATGCGGGTCGACCAGGAGGCGCGGAGCTTCGCGTCGTCGGCGACGACACGGCCAGCGATACGGAGGCGCGGCCGGAGCTGCTTCTTCAGGTCCTTGGGGATGCGCCCCATGTCCCGGATGAGGCGCTCGATCTCATCGGCCATCAGTTCCGCCGGGTGAACGCGTCCACGCTGATGACGACCTGCACGTCAGCTGACGCGCCGCCGTCGGACAGGTACTGCGTCAGGTTCCCGCTCGTCAGCCGAGCCGACAGGACACGCCTGCCGAGGGTCTGATCACGAGCCAGCTCGGCAGCCATCACGCCGACGAGCTCGTACGCGCGGGCTCGGGCGGCCGCGATGGCCGCCGCGTCATCCTCGGAACCGTGCCAGCCCGACACGAGGCTGATCACGTCGTACTGCTCATGGTCCGGGCTGCTGGCCATCTGCGCGCGGTCCCGCGTCTCGGTGACCGACGCTTCACCGGGTGTGCCGGTGAAGCCGACCATGATGTAGTCGTCGGCGTTGTTCGTCGGCTGCCCGTCGCTGACCTCGGCATCCGGGGCGGCCAGCGCGAACAGCCGCACCAGCTCGGTGAGGATGGCCGGGACGGTGGAGACGGTGGCGCCCATCAGCCGACCAGCACATCAGCGGTCGGGTTCTTCCCGAGGCCGAGCAGCTCACGCACACGGTTCGGCAGCGCGTACGCGGCGCCCGCGATGACGATGTCATCGCCGCCGGCCACCGGAGGGCGGCCGCCCGAGCCGTTCAGCTTGATCGTGCGCCACAGGTGCGCGGTGAGCTCGAGTGCGGCAAGGCGGACCTTGGCCGGGACTGGCGTACGACCGGCGCGGTAGGTGACCCGGACCCGTCCGGCCGGCCACGACAACGAGTGCGAGAGGAGGCCGGGGCCGGGGTCGAGCTCCCAGCCCTGCACGTCGTTGTCGAGGTCGGCCTGGATGATCGCGTCACCGCCGACCACCGCGACCGACGTGATCGAGATGACGGGGTGCTGGTCGAGGACGATCGGGCCGCGGCACCAGCGACGGGGCGTCGTGTCCACGCATGTCGTCGGAGCGACCGGGCCGATCAGCTCGACGATCTTTTCGCAGCTCGCTGCGATGAACCCGGCCAGCTCGGCATCGTCAGAGGTCTTGACCAGGTCCTTCTTCTGGTGGACCTTCTGCTCGTGCAGGGAGATGAACGCGCCGTTGTCGGTGGCCTCGACAGTGAACGCGTCGTCGTACGCGCTCGCGTTCGTGCCGGTAGCTACCCAGCGCACGGCGTGCGCGCCGGCCTGCACGGTTACGTAGTCGTGGTTGTAGACGCCGACATTGGTTGAGGCGATGGGTCCGGTCACGACCGTCGTGGCGTCCGGGAGCGCCACCGTCAGCATCACCGCGGTGGCGTCAGCGAGGTTGCCGCCGGCGTCTGTGACCGTCACCGACAGGGGGACGACGTCACCGAGCTGAAAAGTCATGACCCTCCCATCGACGCACCGGCGCGTGTCCGGTTCGTGGTCTGTGCTCCGCGCCGGTCGGCGCCCTGAAGCTGTGATCCCGTACGGACCGCCGCGAGCGTGTCCGGTGCTGTCCGGTAGACCGCGCCCATCGACCCGCGGGTCACCGGGATCGCAGTCGAGTGCGCCGCGACGATGACCGCCGGGATGGCGCCGGTCGCGGCCCTCCGCTTGCGCGCGGCGGCCGTGGTGGTCGGCAGGAGCACGCTGAGGCCGGTGACGGCCTGAACGAGGACTCCTGTCCGGTAGGAGGTCGCTACGCCCGCCGTACGGCCCATGGCGGCCGTGAGCTTGCGCGCCATGCCTGTCGGCACGGCGCCGCCCGCCGCCCTGGTGATGACTGGCAGGACGTGCCGGCCGGTCGCCTGCGCTGCTGTCGCGCCGGTCGAGGTGGCGATCGCCTTGGTCGTCTTCCTGGCCGCCGCGGTGGCGGTAGCCGGGACGGACGCCTGGGCGGCAACGGCACGGACCTGCACGCCGGAGTGCCGGGCTGTGGCAGCCGCCGGCGCGCTGCCTGTCGCGGGCGCGCGCTTGGCCGCCGTGCTGTATGCCGCGCCGGAGCCGGTGCCGCGCGCGGTCGGGGTGAGGACGTGCCGGGCGGTGCCGTACGCGCATCCCGCTGCCCGGCTCGCTGCGGTGGCCGGCGCGGCCTTCCTCGCCGCGGCGGACGACGTCCCGGCCGCGTAGCCGGTGCCCGAGCCCGACGCCACCTTTCGGGCGGCGCCGGAGGGCGTTCCGGTGAGGGCCGAGCGGGCGGACGCTGCCGTGGTCCTCTGCGTGGCCGAGGTGGCTGCCAGTGCGGCGCAGGACCGAGACGCGGTCACGGCCGCCTTGCGCGCGGATGCCGTGGCGGCTCCTGCCGCCGTGCACCGCGCCGTGATCGTTGCGACCTTGCGGACGGTGCTGCTCGAGGTGACTACGGATACGGATCGGCCGGTGTCGGCGCGGGCTTCGGGCGCCCAGCCGAGACGTGCGGGGATGCCGCTGACCATCGTCGGCATCAGGTCACATCTTCAGGATCGCCAGCTTGGGGCAGGTCCCGGAGACCGTCGCTCCCGCTGGGAAGTTGCCAGGAAATCCGCCGGTTCCCTGCGACGTCAACAGGTAGGCGATCGGCGTGGTGTTCGACGTAAGCGTGGACGACACCCACGGCATGATGCAGGTCATGTCCGGGCCGGCCAGCATGTCGAACGTCTGGGATGCGCCTGCGATGATCTGCTTCCACACGATCCACCACAGGCCCGGGTCGAGCGTCCACGTGAACGCCCCGGCCGTGGACTGCACGAGCCCAGTCGTCGTACCAACGCTGAACGCGCCGCCGACCGTCGGTTCATCCACGAGGGATTGCGGGTAGCCGGTCCATCCCGGGTCATCGAACAGGGCAACTCGGATGGTGCTGGCCGTGGCGGCGCTGGCGGCCAGGCGAAGGGCGAACCGGTTGTACATCTCCCGGCCCTCGGTGACCAGGAACGGCATGGCGTACATGCTCTGTGCGGCAGGTAGCGCGGCCGTCGCCGTGGCGGATGCCGCGACGGTGTAGTACTGGGTGCCACCGCCGATCCGCGGGATACGCGCGGGCCCTGCCTGTGGGGCGGACTGGGCCGTGGAGACCTCGGGTGCTGCCGGGTCTGTCGGAACGAGCTTCGAAATCGCGTTCTTAATCGCGCGGCCGCAGTATCGGGCGCCGTCCTCGTTCGGGTGCAGGCCATCGGAGGCGAAGCGGGCGGTGGTCTTGTTGAGGGCACCGTCCAGGTCAGCGATCTGGACCATGCCGGTGCCGCCATCGAACTCTCCGACCACGCTGGCGATCGCGGTGTTCAGGTTCGCGACGTCGGTGTCACCGATGCCGTTCGCGTAGCCCGCATACCCGGCGGTGAGCAGGCGCGGCACATTGCAGACGATGACCGGCGCCGGGATCAGGCTCTCCAGCCACCAGCAGTCGAAAATGACCGTGCCGCCCGCGTCGAACGAGGTGGCGGTGACGACGATGGTCTGTCCCGCGTTCGAGCTGGTGAGGTTCGTGATCCGCTTGACCACCGGAAGGTGCGAGTTCGGCGTGGCCGGCGCAACGCCGGTCAGGGCGAGCGTGCCGGTGATCCCGGCAGTACCGGAGAACGTCACGGTACCGCCGAGCGTGCCGGGCATCGCAGAGAACTGAATGCTGACCGGCTCGCCCTTGTAATCGGATGGCAGGGTGATCGTCAGGTTTGCGTTCGTCGTCGACGTTGCCTGCCGGACCGTGCTGCCCGAGCTGAAGTCCTGGGTGCTGGTGACCTGCGTGAATCCGGCACCGTAGGAGGGCACACCGCCGACGGTGCTGTTGTCCTCGTACACCACCGACGAGCGGGCACGGGAGATCACAGCGCGGAGAGCATGTTGGAACGCCAGACGGAGCGCGGTCTGCGTTCCGGAGACACCACCGATGTCGTTGATGCCCCACGCGAGGATCGCGCCGCCACCATCGGAGAAGTACGGGGAGCCGTGGATGTTCGTGCCCGCCGGCGGCGTGCGGGTGAGGGTCTGCATGACCCGGGCCCAGCCGCCCGTCCACACACCCTGAATGATCAGGTTCGAGCCGGCGACCGCGTAGTTGGTCCAGTTGGTGTACTCGATATCGAGCATCATCCGCAGGTACGCGTCTGTGCGTCCTGTGGTCCACACGGTGCCGACGCCCCGTGCGAAGTACGAATGCCCGTACAGCGTCCAGCGGCCTGGAATCACATCAGGCGTGTAGTCGCGGGCTGAGGTGCCGTGGTCGACGGTCGCGCCGATCGCGTGCGCGACCGCGCTCGTGCCGTCCTGGCCGCGGAGCACGGTCAGGTGCGTGCCGTCGGGGCGGGCCGTGACGGTGACGACCTCTTGGTCGACCTTCCCCATGTTGATCACCGCGCCGTACGGGAACTGGCCGTCGAGCGCGGAGAACTTCGTACTGTCGACGACGGCCAGCGACAGGCCGCCCGTACCGGGGTCGGCCGTCAGTGTCGTCTGGCCCGTCGCCGAGGAGTACGACCGCCCGCCGGGCATCTACACCCCGGTCAGGTCGAGGGTGAGAGCCGAGATGGCCACGGTGATCTGCCCCGGGCTCGCGAACACCTCAGGGATGACCTTCTGGAAGTACAGCTCGCCCTGGGCGGTGATGTTGATCGCCGAGCCGCCCGAGCTCGAGGCCACCTGGAACGTATCGGTGGCCGCGCCGACGACGAAGTACACCGCGCCCTCGGCGAGCCCGGTCGGGATGGACTCGGCGAAGACGTTGAAGACCATCACGCGGTCGGTGTTGACGAGGCCGTGCGCCGAGCTGGTGATCGTGTCGTTCGTGACGTCCGTCGAGTCGACCTCACCGAAGCCCTTCACCGACCCGTTGATCGGCGCGTACCCCCGGTACTGCGTGCCGGTGTTGCCGGTGGACGCGTTCCAAAAGCTCAAGAAGGCGTAGGTTCCGGCCGGCACATCGAACGTCAGCGCCCCGCTGTTCGCCTTCTGGCCGGAGCTCGCCGCACCCCAGGTGACGGCCTGCCGGGCGTACGCCGGGCTGCCGCCGGTGGCCTCCGTCGAAGCGGCGGTGGCGCCGGTACCCGGCGTGCCGTCCGACGGAGGCGCGGTGACCAGCGTGTTCACGCCGATGTGCGTGATGCCCGCACCGATGGACTCATCGAGACCGTCGAGCGCGGCGTTCTTCGCCAGGTCATTGAACGGCATGTCAGCCCTTCGACTGCTTGTTCGCGGCCGGGCGCCGCGACTTGTCGGCCGGCTTGGGCTCCTGCTTGGACTCAGCGCCGGGCACCTTGCCCTCGTCGGCCGCCGCGATCTCGTCGCCGGCGGCGTAGGCGAGGGTGGCGGCGTCCGGGTCGCCGTCGAGTACGAGGCCCTGGCCGTCGCGGGTGCGCCACAGTCGCTCCTGTGCCCGCATCATGTCTGCGTCCCGACCTTGGTCCACGTCGTGGACGCCAGCGTGCCGGTGTTGACGTAGAGGATCCCGTTCGTGGAATCGGTGGCCAGGTCGCCCTTGTTCGCGACTCCGTTGAAGTCGCCGCCGGCGAGCGCACCCGCCTTGATCAGCGGGCGCGGGCGTGCGCCCTCGATCACAGCCATGTCAGCCTCCTCAGTCCGGCAGGACGATGTAGAACAGGACCACGTCCGCCGCACCGGCCGTCAGCGCGCCGGTCGCGATCGTGGCCTGCATGGTGCGCGCCACCGTGGTCTTGACCGTGGTGGCGCCCGTGAAGACCGGGACGACGCTCTTGCGGCCGGTCGTCGACCACGGCGCACCGGAGACGATGGCCGCGGCCACGATGTCCCCCGCACCCTCGACGTTGACCGCGAGGGTGCCCGAGGCGCTGGTGGTGAACGCGGTGTCGACCTCGACGAACCCGCCGAGGATGACGGCGTTCGCCGGGATGACGTTGACGCCGCTCATGTTCGTCGAGCCGACCGCGCCGCCGTCGACTGCGAAGTCGTACCGGCCGCGCACCGTCTGGATCGCGGTGGCCGACGGAAATCCGCCCGTGTAAGGCATGTTCGCTGTCCTCTCAGATTCCGGTGACGGTGCAGATCGCGGTCGGGCGGTAGACGACCAGCGCGACGCGCATGTCGGCCCTGACCGCCTGCTTGCCGTTGATGAAGTAGTCGGCGTGGCTGTTGGAGACCTGCACGTCGATGCCGCGCCGCGTGGCCAGCTCCGTGAAGCTGGTGTCGAGCACGAGGCCGGTGTTCTGGGTGAGACCGTCGGACTGCGCGACCGGCAGGCCCCAGATGCGCGCCGGGCCGGCCTCGGAGGGGCTGCCCCAGATGTAGATGCCGTCAGCGGTGCGCAGCAGACGCACGTCCTGCCAGTCCATCGGGTGCATGACCACGGCGTTCGGCATCGCGCGGCCGTTGACC